CTATCATCTGGACCAGTTGGTAAGTATGAACTTGGAACACGCAGACCTCTTGATAATTTGTTGTTAAAGTAACGCAGGTCATCAATCTCACCTAGGTTCTGTCCACCTGGTAATACGTCAACGCTCGAACCTCTACCATCTGCTGTCGTTGGAAAGAAGTAGTCCTCGTTGATTGATAGTGGATTATAAGTAGCATCCATCATGCTACCTGAACCACCATTAGCACTTGGAATTCTACGTTGATGTACTTCGTTTTTAATTCGTTCTACAAAGGCCATTGCCATATGACTTGGCATGTTACCCACGTCAATTTTAAATACTCTACGTTCCGGAGCACGTTGTACCCTGTAGATTAACAGTGCGTCTTCTAACAGTTCTTTCTGTTTGAATACTTTATAAACGTTTTCCAATACACTTTGCCCAAAAGGCCAAGAGCTGTCTAAACCCTCGCTTAAACTTAAATGTACTATGTGTTCTGAGTCAAGTACTAGTTCATTGAGTGCCTGCTGGAATCTTGATCCTGCTCCATATGAAGCATTCGGAGCCGTGTAGTTATTTGGTGCTGAGTATCCGCCCTGTGTAGGAGGATTCATTGCCGTATCCTGTGTGGTCTTGGCCGCTACTGTTAGATTTTCAAAGTTAGGATTAATATCTCTAACCACATACTGTTCTGGTCGCTTGCCTTCTGATTCATTTACAATAACTCTAGAAACTTTTGACATGTCAACCCAGTACAATTCAAATGTTTCCGGATCTCTAACAAATACTTGGTCACCGTACTTAATAGTGTTACGGAACAGTTTAAAAGCACGTTGATCAAATTGATTTAATTTTGTCCACTGCTGTAACTGTTTCTTAATTATGGAGATCTCATTATCCGTTGGATTATCGGAAAATTGTATATCAAACGCAGTACCATTTTCGTCATTGGTCTGTGTAGAAAACTCAGCAATAATATCCAAGCATGCGTTGATCTCCGAGTCCATGTCCATGGCCTCATATTGATTGTAACGCTCTACCCTGTTTGGATGTCCTGAGTATACCTCAGGCAGTCTTGATTGATAGTTGCGGAATGCGAAGTCTTGTTGGTTATTAGTTCCTGCTCCACCTGCTGGATCCGTGTTTATGCCACTAATTGGGCTTAGTGATCCGTCTGTTCTTGATGAAAAATTTCGTCTGTATGTTGCCATCCGTTTATCCTAGTGTCTGCGTATATTTATCGACTCTAATAGAGTAACTGATTAAAATGGGTCTGTCAAATTAAATTTAACCAATTAAGAATAACTGGCTGACAACATCTTGCCTTGAATAGTTGTTGATTTCTTAACTACTGATATTAGCTCGTCAAGTTTTTCGTTCTGTTGCATCATAAGTTTCTTGTCATTCTCTGTTGCCTGTGCTGATTCTCTAGTAGTGTCTGTGCTTTCAGCAGATTCAATGCGAGGAGTTGGTATGGTCATTGGTTGTGCCGTTAAGTTAGGACCTGCCATGTTTTCAATCTTCTGAGATAATGACGAAAAAAGAGTCTCGTAATCTGAATTTTTTAATATCCGTCCTTGACTGCCAGGAACAAACAGTTCTGGGCCTTTTTCACCTACAACATATGGTTGTCCAGACTGCACTGGGCCACCACTGGCTCTCTGCCCTGTGGCCTTCTCAACAGCATAGTCGCCCACCTGTGCTCCTGCCGCTATTGACGCTCCAGTTAATGCCAACGGAACTCCCACAGCGGCGCCAACTCCGGTAAAGGATAAGCCAGTACCGAGTGCTGTTAACAATCCTCCGCCCAGTGTGGCCCAATCAAATGCGTCGTCGAACCACTTATCATCTTGTTTGGTTTTCTTGGCGCCGCCGAATGCTTCCTTGATGTCTGTTCCCAGCTGTTTCCAGTCAACATCCTGGAGGAACTCGTTCATTGACTTCATTCCCAGTACCAGGGTATCAGTGAATCCCTTGGTCACGGTTGCCGCACCAGGCATTGCCTGTAAGAACAACTTATCCATCTCTATGTTCATTGCCTCGATGTTCTTGGCGGACATCTTGAGGCCTGCCGTTATCTCATCAGTCGCCTCTACCTGTCTGGTCCTGGTTTCCTCTATGGCCGCTACCGTTGCCTCTGTACCGTTCATGAGGTTGTACAACGCAGGCAACGTGCCTTGGTTGATCACGTTGGATCCTTCCATCGTTATGGTACCCGCGGTGGTCAATATGGTCTTGTTCTCGTTCAATGCTCCCCTGACCTGCCCTAATGCCTCGTCCATGCTGAGCGTGCCGTTCTTGACCTGATCAATGATGGGACCTATGGCTCCATTGGTGGCAGTCATCAGTGACTTAGCACCATCAGTGATTGGTGCTCCGCCTGTTGCGAAGATCTCCCTGATCTGTGATCCTATCTGTCCGCTCGGATCATATTTGCCCATGCTCTGTGAGAACATCTCGAGCCTGCGTGCCGCCTCTCTGCCTGCTTCGCCTTGTTCGGCTATCATCTGTTCCTGTCTGGATCTAAACTGCGTCTCCATCTGGATGGCCAATGATTGGTCTTGGAGTTCTTTAGCGTTCTGTCCTGTGAGTTTGCTTAGTGTATCAAGTTCCCTGACGTATTGTGCGGTGCCCGCGGCCAGTTGGCGTTGCGTCATGCCCTGTGACAAGCCTAATCTAGTCTGTTGCGTCATGAAGTTACCGGTGATTTCACCGATGTCCTCGGCACTGTACCCCAGTGTTCTTATGCTCATCGACAACGGACCTTGGGTTAGATCGCCCACTGCCTTGCTAAATCGTTCCGCACCATCATAGGCAGTTCCGCCCATTGCGGCCAATGCCCTAGAATTCCTTGATGTTACTTCTGTGTATTGTTGTATGCTTAGACCGGCTCTTGTGAATTGCTCACCTAACCCAGTGGCACCGTCCGCTCCGATGGCACCTGACTTACCTAGGGCATCGAATCCGGTATTGATCTCTCCCATCTTGCCGACCATGATCTTGGACGCTTCTGTCACGCCCTTGGCCACTCCCGCCAACGCACCGCCCACAAATGGTAGGCCCTTCATCACTTCTTGTAAGGTACCGCCCAGTCCATCGACGATGGGTATCAAACTGTCAAAAGTTCTATTGCCCCTGGCAAACATAGTGGCGGCATCTGCGGCCGTCTTGCCCACTCCCTTGAGTCCCTTGACTGCCGTATTGCCCATGGCTGACAAATTCTTCTTGAGTTCGGCATAGGCCTTATTGGTCTCTCTGAGCTTTGCGTTGGTTTCAGAGGTTACCGACCCGTTGCGTTGTAACTCCCTGGTTGCACTCGCAAGGGCCTCCTCATACTTCCGTTGTTCTTCTTCGAAATCTGCCATTAATTAAATACCTGGTTATATACGCATATAAATATTAGTCTTACATAACTATTTATGGTTTTAAAAAATGGCGGAAAATAACCCTTTACAGAAATACTTTAGGCAACCTGCGATCTACGTACAGTTGCCATCCGGAGGCAAGGGATATCCACCGGGCACATTGGACATGCCAGCAAATGGCGAGATTCCCATATATCCCATGACTGCGATGGATGAGATCATCATGCGTACACCAGATGCCTTGTTCAACGGTGTGTCAAACATCAAACTATTTAAGAGCTGTGTACCAAACATCATCGACCCTTGGGCCATACCTAATACCGACATTGACCTGTTGCTAACGTCCATAAGGATTGCAAGTTATGGACATGAGATGGACATGACAGTCAAGTGTCCGCACTGTGAGGAAGATCAGGAATACGCACTAGATCTACGACAAGTAGTGGACAGCATCAAATCGCCCGATTACAATAAATCGCTCAATGTGGACGAGTTAGAAATTTACTTTAAACCGTTGAGCTATAAGAGCATAAATGATACTGCTAGAGCACAGTTTGAAAACAACAGACTGTTGTCAGTCACTAGTGACACCAATAACGAGATGACTGAAGAACAACGCCTCAACGCATTAGGGTTAGCACTAGAAGAGATAACTAAACTCAGCAATCAAAATTTAGCAAGTAGTATAACAGCAATTAAAACTCCTGAAACAGTTGTGGAAGATCAGGAACACATCAAAGACTTCCTCAACAATGCCAGCAAGAAGGTATACGATGCTATCAGAGATCATCTGCTAGCTATCAGAGATGCTACAACCATGAAGCCTTTACACATTAAATGTACCAATGAAGAATGTGGCAAGGAATTTGATACTCCGTATACACTGGATCAATCAAATTTTTTCGAATAAGGCTCCTGACCTCGACTCCTGAACAGATCGAGCAGTTAGTGGATTCTATGGAGAAAACCACTAAGGCCATAAAGCAGGATTTACTTAAGATGACGTGGTACATGAGGGGAGGCATTACTTATGAAGAGGCCGCAAATCTTGGAGTACAGGAACGAGAGCTCATCAACGAGATAATCAAAGAAAATTTAGAAAC